TCATCGAAAGCCAGCCTCAAGACGGTTAATCACCATTTCAATTTCGTTTTTAGTCTGTGTTGCAGTATCTATAAGAGGGTTGAGTACACCTTGACCTTCCTGTGAAACGTCAACAACGTCAATTAGCTCTTCAGTCATGATATCGAGCACCTCTTTATGTTTGCTGATATCCCTGAAGGGTCTGAAATAAAAGCAGCCGTAGCAGCTACGCACTTTCTGAAGGTGACACAGTTTTTGGTGTCTTTTGCATCCTCCAACGCGCTTAATTAACTTGCCCCGAATGATCCCCGAAACAAAGTATCCCTGCCATTCAGTTTCATCCACAGAATAGCCAGTTAAAAGCAGTCCCATCATGCCTTTCCAGACAGGGTTTGAACCAAGAGCTTTATGTTTTAATAAGGCTATCTCTGGCGTCGCTTGTATGTAATAACTGGCAGCAACCGTAGAAGCATGACCAAGCACCATGGCTATTTCTTCCGCTGACGCATTAAGCATTGCCATGCTATGACCAATGTTGTGTCGGAAATCATAGAGCGTGTAAGTCGGGGTATCCATTCGCTCATTTGCAATAGCGACCTTTACGTGTTCAGGTTGGATAAACAGCAGTGCATCGTTGAGAGACTTATGCAATTGTTGGGATAATGAACGCTTTTTATCACCGTCATAGGGGTACAAAGTATCCCCATTTTCAATATTGAACCGCTTCTTGTATTCATCAATAATGCGACCAATTTCGCTGCTCAACGCAACTGGTGTAGTCGAGTCAGTCACTGCGCTTTGCTTGACCAATGGAACCGCTATTAAATATCGTTTTAAGCCAGTTTTATGATTCATTGCATGTAGTTTGACAGAACCACCAACCAGCTTTGCAAACTGTTGAGGACGACAACCGACGGCATAAGAAATCGCGAGAACAGATAAGTCTTTTAGTTCCTTGTTGCTAAGACTTGAAAGTCCCTCTGGCGTGCCGAACTCAACCAGCCGATTTACTATCAGGTTTTTGAAGTGGGTAGGCATTGCGGCTTCGATATCTTGGTAGCGAAGGAATGGATCGGTAGTAGAGGGAACAGGTAAGCGCACCAATGACTCTAGATCGTCAATGTCAAAGTCAGGGAACCCCATTCTTACAAGATATCGAGTGAACGATTTAACTTCGAAATATCCATGGGCTTTGTCAGCAGCAGCACGAACTTCCAGCCATTTATAAAATGTCCTGTAGGAGACGCTTTCTAACGATCTGATAGCGCTCTTGATCTGTCTAAACTTATCTGATGGTAGCGGAGCTAGGTGTCCAGAAGTGTATTTTATTACCAATGCTTTCAATAGCTTATTCCACTCAGGCGACAGGTCAAACTTGAATACATGAATACGTCCTAATCTGACATACTCCCAACGGTCACTTTTCGTCTGAACGTGGGGGGTATCGTCTTGGGCTGCTACGTCAATAGTCATCACGGCAGGTAAATGTAAGTCATCAATAAAGGCTTTCTGCTCTGACGTAAAGGTTGGTGCGAGGCTTGGGCTACTCGTTTGGTTCAGATGTGTTACGTTGCTCATTGTTGCTTCCTGCAAAAAGGTTAAGATGTTGTACTGTTTCTACCATGGGAGTTCTTCGTCAAACTCGTAAAGGGTAACGTCAGTTTTATGGCTATTGTAGACATGCATTAACGTTTCATTTGCCTTACGCATTTCGAAACGTTTCGCATATTTGGAGGGCATGGTCGAATTGATAGACCACCCACCGAGTGTTCGTAATTTATCTCTCACTTCTGCCATTATTCCTTTGACGTTCACTGCACCAGCCTCAATGAACTCTTGCTTGAGTTTGTCATATAAGTTTTCCATTGTGCCGAAAGCCCACGTGTGCCTGAGCCAGTGGGGAGAGATACTTTTTGTTATAGATTCGGCATACTCGGGATCGAAGTGCTCAGGAAAATGTTTCTGAAACGACTCTGTAACATCTTTGAACTGAGTCATCACAGTCGAGTAACTCGATGGCTTAAAAGGACTGGTGCTTGCTGAAAAGATAAAGTCATGCTTGGCTTCCGGCGATCTAATAAACCTGTAATAGGTCATCAAATTCTTGTAGTCATCAGCAGTAACGTGAATGTGTCGGTTACTAAACTTTGTCTTAATCTGAGGCTTATTATTTCGCTCATCTTCAATGGCAGAATCATCTAATACATCATCGGATAGATTCCTGACACTCATTATCCAACTGTTCTCTACAGTTCGTGACTTTTTGAACGAACTCTTTCGAAGGAGCAGGGACTCGCCAATGCGCAATCCATACTTAACAAGGAAATTTGTTAAGAGATAATTTCGCATTTGAACTTCATAGGTGACGATAGGATTGAGAGGATTCTTTTGGATCAACTCCCATTCAATAACTCCGGTTTTATCGTTCTTTAGCGGCTTCATCACATCTGGCAGAAGCACCTTGAAGAAATCAACGTATTGCTCTTCAGTCAAACTCTTCAAATCATCAAAATTGGTGGTAACTTTAGCAGCAGACTTATTGAATTTATTGAATTTTTCACGAGCCTCATTCAATCTCTCTGCGGTTTCTGCTCTCAATCTGCGAAGAGTATTGCGGTCTTCATCTACATAAGATGCTGATATGTAGGTTGAGTTTAAGAACTTAATGAAGTTGCACACCACGCCACAGTGTTTGGCAGCAGTACGTTTTTTCCTGTTAGTTTCTTCGGTTGCATTAAGAGAAGATGGAAGCACAGTGATATTTGTGATCTGCTTGTCAGCCATCAGGAAGTCCCAGAATGCATCAAGCTCGACAATCATAGCTTCCACGTCTTGGTAATCGGTACGGTAGAAAGAGTAATCCAGAGAAACACCATGTTTCTGTAACCAAAAGTCATAGAACAGCTTGAGTGAGTCCATGTAAGATTTTTGGGTTCCAAGTGCTTTTTCTTTTAACTTAGATTCTAACCAACGAAATGAAAGTAGCGGTGGCATAGTGGTTTGCACATCTAGAATACACCAGAACTGGTCGTCACATTTCTCAACCTTATACATGAACAAAATTCCTCTCAGAGATTTTACCGTCATGTACGATAATAGACTGAGAGATTTCGCTACGTCAATCTTAAGAAGAAAAAATATAAGTTATTGAATTTACGAAAGAGGAGAAATCTACGTGTACAATATACCTATCAATTCGAATTTAACATAACACATATAATGCGCACTGTAATAGTGATTCCTGTGGACTTGCAATCACTAGAGCCAATCCGGCACAAGCCATTGAAATACCTGATAATCCAAGCCCATTAAACTTTTTTGCAATTCCTTCCCATACTGCTTTTATCTGCGGATTATCATTGCGATCAGCGTGACAACCCAACAATGCAATCTCAGGGTCTAAACCTGATTGCTCTGCAAGAAAAATTGCTTGTGTATCAGTCATATAACGCTTTCCTTTGCGGAAATCACTGATTCTTTGCGGCGGCACATTCATATCCGCTGCAATTTGTTTGTCTTGTACGTAACTTTGAGCCTTTTTGTAGGCATCTAATAGTTTGTTCTGATACATACCGCTTCCTCCGTTTCCGTCAGTTTAGCTGATCAATCACCATTTTTGGTGTCTTGCGCTAACCAATTTTGGTGATTACGCTACTAACCAAATTTGGTTATTCAATCAGTATCAGACCGCCTTAGCTCTGGGCGTTTGCCCTTGACGCTTTCGCGCTTGGCTTTGGCGGTCGCTCTCACAACTAGTCAAGGTGGTTGTTATGTCAGAAGTCTCCAATACAAAAAAACTAGAAATATACCTGAATCGCGCTTGGAGTTTGTTCCTTGTCTCGGTTATTGCGGCGGGTATTTTTTTTTTTTGTTCCCTTATCTACGACTCGTTTGAAATCCCATACGACGATTACGAAACTTTTTCGTTTTATCTTGACCATGAGTTTTGTGGTGATTTGGCTCGCGACTATGCCTCTGACGGTCGCGTCACCGTTTACGAGTATCTGGTTGTTTCACATTGCTCTGGCAAAGATGAGAAGCGTAAATTCTACTCAGAGTTTGAGGCTCAATAATGCGTGAACTTGTTATTGATTTGGCATCAGGCAAACAAGAATGGATTGATTTTGTTCCTGTCCATTCTTGGGCTTCTTGTGAGCACATTCCTGACAACTTATTCGATCATCGTTATGAGTACGTCGACCACAGATTCACAACGCCTGAGGATTTCATTCCGTCGGCGGTGAAATCGGCAATGAGTGCGTCAATCTACTCACGCGACCTGTCAGATTTTATTGAGCGCCCTACTTCTAATCCTTGTTTGGATTTACCGAAATCATTACACCGTAACGGCGACTTCGCTCGACACATGACACGCGCTTACACCGATATTCTGAAAACACGCAACGCTTTGGAAGCCGTTCGCGCGGTTAACGACGCTCACGACCGTTTGACTGAGCACGGCTACAGCTACGCGATGTCGGATGAGCAAATTACCAATCTAGCCAAGCGCAAATCACGCGACTTTTCTCGTGTGTTAAGTGCAATTCCGCTTGAAGAATCACAAGCACGTTTTGATAAAGCGTGTCAGCTTCTCGATTCATTAGGCTTGGCATTCTCACCTGAGCAAATTCAATACGCAGAAAACAACTGTGAGCTTTTCGCATTGGTGAACCGTGCACTTGATGAGCATTGGCTTGTTCGTCAACTGCGTCGTAAATGTGCTTACGAGGTTGAATGTGTTGCGCGTGATTTAGCGCTTGTTCAACGCCGTAAGCAAGTTTACTGCTCGGATTTTTCTCTAAGCCGTCAACGTGACCGCAATACGTCTAACCGTATCGCCCTAGAAAACACGATTGCTTACGATGAGGCTGACCCATCTAACTACTTCACACTCAGTGAGCTATCCGCTAAGTCGGTTTCTAACGCTGAGATTCGCCGCGCTGAAATGTTCGTTCGTCTACGTGGCTTTGAGGAAATCGCTCAAGAATCGAGTCACGATGCGGTGTTCTTCACAGTTACGGCTCCGTCTCGTTTTCACTCTGTTTCTAAGGGTGACATCAACCCGAAATGGCTTGAGGCTGGCAAGCCTGATGCGAAAGCGGCTCACGCTTACCTCATGGGCGTTTGGGCGAATCTTCGTAAGTCGATTGATAAAAGCAAAATCAAGGTTTACGGGATGCGTATCGTTGAACCTCACCAAGACGGCACACCGCATCACCACTTGTTGCTGTTCATGGAAAAATCCGCACGCAAATTTGTGACGTCTGAGTTTCGTCGTCTTGCTATGGCTGACTCGCCAGACGAAAAAGGCGCAAAGAAAGCCCGTTTCAAAGCGGAGGTTATCGACTGGTCGCAAGGTTCAGCCGTTGGCTATGTCGCTAAATACCTGAGCAAAAACATCGACGGTCAACACATTGATTCAGACAAAGGTTCGTCTTTGTCTGGCTCGGATGCGGCGGAACGTGTCGTAACTTGGGCGCGTGTGAATCAAATTCGTCAATTTCAATTTATTGGTGGTCCATCTGTCACGGTATGGCGTGAGCTTCGTCGTCTTCGTGATGAATTCAAAGAGGACGATGCTTTGTTTACAGATTTATCTCAAGACGAACACTTTCTATTAGAAAAGGTTCGCCGCTCTGCTGATGAGGGCGACTGGAAAGCGTTTTGTTACGCAATGGGCGGTGTGTTCGTTAAGCGCAAAGACCAACCAGTAAAAGCGGAATATTCCGTTTCAACCTCTATCGAAAAACTGATTGCTTCGGGCGGTGAATACTCATCGACTCGCTACGGTGATATGGCTCAAGCACGTTTGAATGGCTTGATGTTCCATAAGATTTTTATCGCGACTCGCTTCCGTACTTGGAAGACCGAGAACAAGCAACAATTCATCCGCGCTCAACAAGGCATCATGTCCAACGTGGTCGATTACTTCGACGCGCTAGAACGTGAAAAAGAATACGAGCGCATGTATGACGACCTTTACGAGCAATACGAAAAGCACCTAGCGCTCTATGACGAAATGGAAGCGCTGTTGCTCACCGACCCTCAGGAAATTAATGCGTCGTGTTGGGTGGGCGCAGCCCCGCCCGACATGATGCATTAATTTCCCTTGGACTTGTGTCAATAACTGTCATTTCAATTTTCAACTAACCAACAACGTAAAAATAAGGGCAAAACACTATGAGAATGGAAGGTTTAATTCTAGATGTTTCGGACATCGTTCAAGAAACCAAAACAGACCGGAACGGCGAACAAAAGCAAAACGGCAAGCTGCGTCTTATCACGACCAACCCAACAGACACTATTGAAGTGCGCGTGTCTCCTGAACTTTGGGAAAACGGCAAGGCTGGCGAACTGCTCAAGCGTTGTGTGGGTAATCGCATGATGTTTGATGTGGAACACAAGAAATTCAGCTTTGGTAACGATGAGGGTAAACACGTCTCTATCGACGGTTTCCACCTCTACGCCCTACCTCAATTAAACGAAAAGTAAGGGCTAAATCATGACCGAGACGCAATTTGCAGAGCTAATGGCTCGACTCGATAACTTTCAGTTAATGGTGTTCTTAGGCATTTGCTTCTTGCTAGTTGCGCTCGGTTGGATGGTCGGAGGACAAAGATAAATGCTGTCATCAGAGTTTATGCTCGGCTGTTTCGCGACAGCCTTTATCCTTGGCTTCTCGATTGGCTTCCACATTCTCGGATTCAAGAAAGCGGCTGAGGTTTCAACTTCTTCATAAACCATAACATAGGAAATAAGACTATGGAAAAGCAAAGCAAAGTACGCGCAGCAATGGCTAAGGCTGGCGCAGTAGTAACAGCAAAACGTGCGGCATTTGGTGGTGCACTTCTCATGGCGGCATCTTCTGCGAATGCAGCACTGCCAGAAGTGGCAACACAAGCCTTTAGCACACTGGCAAGTTACGTCACTGAAATGCTCACCTCGACATGGGGCATCGCCGTGCCAATGACGGTTGGCTTCATCGGCATCAAGCTATTCAAGAAAGGGGCAAACAAAGCAACGTAATTCTAACGACTGCTTTATACACCCATTGGTCAACGCCTCCGAATGGGGGCGTTATTTTTCACGAGGAAGATTTACAAATGAACATTAAACAAAGCATAGCGTCACTGATTATTTTACTGGGTGTTTTGTTTAGTGCTTTTAGTGTAAGTGCCGCTCAACCAACGTATAAGGTTTCAGACGTTTCAGCTTATCCCGATTGTAAGTTGCTATTGGGTATGAGAGTTAACCCTGCCTCTTATGTCTCTTGTTATGAAAACAAGTTTGTTAACTACAAGGATTTTTCTACTAAGTCCTGCTATTTGAGGCATGGTAAATACGTTGTAGATATCATGTGTCACACAACCAGTGCTTCTTGGCCTCTTTATCGTGCAGCTGGATTCTTTCAAAATTCAGCTCAATGTCCTCCCGACCATGAAAAAGTAGAAGACGGGTACGTCGTGTCGTGTGAACCCATCGTTCCTGCATGTGAGTTTGGCGAAAACCCTGACGGTACATGTATGGATGCCTGTCAGTTCAAACAGTCCATTAATGACACTCAATCACTTCATTGGTCGGCTTACGTTTACGGTGAACAAGTAACAGGGGCGTGTTTTGGCGATTTTGGTGCAACACGTTGTGAGGTCGAGCGTATCCCTAATGACAGTACGCTTTGTACTGATGTCGATTCGGGCGAATTTACCCAAAACACGCGATGTCACGGTAAGTTTCAATTCACAGGTAAGCAGTGTGATGGTGGTACGCTGTTTTGGGGTAAAGATGGCCCTGACACCCCTATTATTCCCGATGATCCAATTCACGACCCTGACGACCCAACGGGCGACATCGAAGACCCTAGCGTACTTCCTGACGACTCGACCAATACGGTTAATCCACCGAATACGGGGGATGTGCCAGATGTCGAAGACCCTGACACAGATGAATCGACCGATAAGGGCGTAGTCAACGCGATTAAAGGGCTCAACTCAGATGTGAACAAGGCGCTTCACGCGCTAAACGTCGACCTCAATCAATCGAGCGCTGATATTCAGAACCAAATCATTGCGCTCAATGCGTCGATGGTGACTAACACCCAAGCGATTCAAAAGCAACAAATCAACGACAACAAGATTTACGAAAACACTAAGGCGCTGATTCAGCAAGCTAACGGTGACATCACGACGGCGGTCAATCGAAACACCAACTCTGTTGGTGAGGTGGTTAAGGGACTCGATGATTTGCAAACGACTAACGCTGATGGATTTGCAGAGCTATCGGATAAGCTCGACGACCTCAAGCCTTGTGAGCCTACCAAGGAAAACAACTATTGTGAAAACCCTCATGGTTTAGGTTCGGATTATGTCGGTGATGTGCTGACTCAAGCGGATAAAGCCGTGTCCGGTGCGATGAATTCCTATGAAAAAACCGTGACCGATGCAGCTAACGATTTGATTGAGAAGAATCTGACGGCGGAGTCTGAGGGGCATATTAATACTATATCGGATTCGTTTTTGAGTGTGTTACCTAAGCCTACGCCCTGCATGAATCTATCTTTGCCTACGCTTGGCGGTGGTCGCGCTTCTATTTCTTGTGAGTTTTCGCAGAAACTCAAAATGATCATCTCAATTCTGATTTACATCTACACGATTAAGACGCTTGTTGAAATCCTGCTGACTGAGGTCACGCCTGTACCAAGTAACAAGCCAGGTTCTGGGAGATATTACTAATGATTCAGCTATTACCAATTGTCAGCACCATTGGGACGGCGTTGCGCCTCCCTGCTCTGGTTGCCTTTATCTCTCAGATAGCGACCACGTTATTTGGTTGGTTCTTCATTGCGAAAGCACGAAACGTCACGATTAACTTGGTCATTTTAACGCTGCTAATCGGCTTGACCGTCACCCTCACCTTGGCGATTTACACCCTTGCAATGGGTCTGTCTTATGTTGCACCTCCAATGTGGTCACAAGCGGCGGGTATGTTCATCCCTAATAACGCCGTGCCTTGTGTGAGTGCGATTTACTCGGCGCGTCTGCTGCGTTGGGTGTGGGAATGGAAGTTCTACGCGATTGTGAGGGCGGCGTAATGGCATCGGTCTACTTTGTCACGGGTAAGCTCGGCTCAGGTAAAACACTAACGGCAGTCGGTAAGATTCGTGAGGCGTTTATGCGTGGTGTGCCTGTGGCGACAAACCTCGATATCAACTTGAAAGAAATGCTTGGACGCAACAAGCGCAACACTCGCCTTTACCGTCTGCCGGACAAGCCTCAGGTAGAAGATTTGATGGTGATTGGCTCGGCAAACAAAAGCTATGACACCAAAAAAGACGGTTTGATTGTACTTGATGAGTGCGGAACGTGGTTTAACTCGCGCACGTGGAACGACAAGAATCGACAAAAGTTAATTGATCACCTTTTGCATATTCGAAAGCTTGGATGGGATGTCATTTTCATTGTTCAAGACATTTCGATTGTTGATAAGCAAGCGCGTCTCGCTCTGGCTGAACACACCGTGTTTTGTCGACGCTTAGACCGTCTTCAAGTCCCTATCATCTCGACTGCGGTATCTGTTCTGACACTCGGTCAACTCAAGTTGAAAATGCCTAAGCTGCACGTTGGCATTGTGAAGTATGGTGACAACGCGAACTCACTCACCGTCGACAAATGGATGCTTTGGGGTACGGACTTGTACAGCTCTTACGACACTAAGCAGATGTTTAGAAACAACTATGAGGACGGCGTTTATTCAGTATTGCCGCCCTACTATACCCACGGACGTTACACTGTCCCGTATACGTTGAGAAATATCATGCGCATTACGAAAATCTATCTCCGTAAATACTCTCGATTCAGTGTGTTTGCGGCAGGTGTCGCCGTCTCGTTTGCGGTGTTCACCTTAGTTGGCACGCCGAACATGTCGACGGAGCCCGAAACGGCTCAAACGGCGGTGCCTCGCGAGTCATTGAGTGACTTGCTCGACGGCTATCGAATCGAATCTTCAATGAACCCTCCAAACGTTGCCCCGTCTTTTGTGTTGTTTAAGGACGATGTACGTCTGTCGTCGTCGCAACTATATGCAAAAGGCTTTACGGCTCAATCTAACGGCTCTTGCTCCATTACGGTGAGTGGCAATGGTCAATCATTCAAAGTCATGTGCTAGGGAATAAGGTGCGCTTTATGTCATGGATAATCGCAAAACTCACAGCTTTTCTTTCAAAAAAACAAAAAGAATCTTATTGCGCCGGAGGCTCGCTGCTTGCGCGCTCATTGCTGACCATGCGCTGTGGTAAAGTTGAGAAACAAACAACGGCTTGTTCCAACTTTTCCACATCCAGCATCGCCGCTTTATTGCTCGCGTGCACTCTGCTCAGCTCGACTTCTTTTGCCGCAAGCTCTGCACCTTTTGAGGCAAAGAACACACCGATTGGAGACTTCGCATCGTGGTTCTCGGTTCATACTGGAAACACAGTTGTGCTTGGTCATGGCGTAACTGGTGAGGTCAGCTTTACCGCGCCGGATTTGAAAGATGAGGATTATCCTGCCTTTTTCCTTTCCGTGCTTCGTGCGCACGGTTACGAGCTTACGCATGACCACGGCGTTTTTACCATCATTGCCGACGCAAACAAGGTGGAGACGTTCGAACCCTCTCAAGTAAAGCTGTACTTCTTTGAGAATGTTCGAAATACCAAGGTCGTTGATTTGATTTCCTCGATGCTTGCTGCAACTCAGAATCAAACACTGAACAACAAAGCGATTAAGAATTACAAGGTTGAGGTACTGCCGACCACAAACAGCATTATCGTGACAGGCTCTGAGAACCAATTGAAGCACATTGATGTGCTCATCAAAGGGATTGATAGACCACAAAAGCAAGTCTTTATCGAGGCGGTGATTACCGAAACTGAGCTCGGTGATTCTCAGGAAGTCGGCGTAAATATGGACTTAGCTCTGAGTGAGGCTGGCTTTATTTCGCGGCCTACAGCAATAAAGAAAGCCGTTGATAACCTGCTGTTCTATGAGGGCGGTGATTTTAACGCACTTATCAAAGCCGTGTCTAAGAATCAGAATACCAAGCTCTTATCACGTCCAAACATGTTCATTATGGACAGAGAGCGCGGCTACATCACGGTGGGTCAGAACGTGCCGTTCCTCACTTCGTCTGAGGTAACTGACGGCGGTAATCGAGTTCAACAAATCGAACGTAAGGATGTGGGTGTGTCACTTGAAGTAGTACCGCATGTGATTGGTGATCATGTGGTGTTGCAGATAATGCAAAAATCCGACTCGGTAACAGATTCCTCTATAGCATCCGACATCATCACCAATACACGAACACTGCAAACTGTGGTCAAGGTCAAAGACCGCCAAACGATCTCTTTAGGTGGGTTGATTTCCCAAGAGCAACGCGACTCTGTAAGCGGTGTACCTGTCTTGATGGATATGCCTTTACTTGGTGCTCTATTCCGGTCAGAAAAGACCAATACGGTAGATAAGGAACTTAAAGTAACGATAAGAACCACGATACTTTGAGTTAAGTTTAAAAGGCTCCACTTAAGAGCCTTTTGAATATTTAGTTTTCCAGTTATTGCTTAGCTATCCGATCATCAAGTTTGTCTTCCAATTTTTCTTGGCTTTTTCTAAGATTGTTAACTTGATGATTTAGAAGTTGTATGTCGCCAGGAATTTTATCAAGTTTTTCACTATCCAACCTTAAAAGTCGAAGGTTTTCCGCTAATTCAGAAATACTACTATTAGTTTGGCTTTGGTTTTTTTCGATCTGAACAGATAATTCGCTGACTCTCAGTCCCAAGTCTTCATATTTAGAATCTAGATGTGAGTACAGTGCCCAAGCTCCTGCAATAATTGTTAATAGCCCCCCCAACACTATGTACGTTTTAAAATCATCGAACTTTTCAACTTTGACTTTTAGCTCATCCAAACTTTCTTTAAGCTGCTTGATTGAACCTTCATTAATATTTAGGTTATCTTTGACTTGTTGAATCTGGCTATTATGTTCTTTCTCCATTTTGTTGATGTGCTCTATAAGAGCGGTATCAACATCATTCTGGCGCCTTCTTGAATTGGTGCTAGAGTACCTTTCTTCCTCGATAGACTGTGTAACAGTGGATTCTGACCTTTCTTCCCATAAGCTATTCAGCTTTGAACCTAAATTTGAGGATTCTGGCATTTAATATCCTCCAATAGTTGAGTAGGCTCAACTAGGTTTAAAAGTGAGTCTAACAAGGTTTTTAACTTATCATATTCAAATGTATAACCATCTATATGTACGTTATTCACATCCCTGCTAGCTTTGATGCCAACTTTTTTGGTTCCGTTAATATGTAACCTGCCAACCTCAAAGAAAAGGATATCGTTTAGTTCAAAATCATCAGCGTAGTTAACGCGGTTCATTCTTATGTTAATTTCTTTTAACTTACTGCTATTCTCTATGTTACATATAGATTTGATGTCGTTTACAGGATCTCCTTTTTCAGATTCTATAAATGACTCAGCCACTATCCCTATTCTGGTAATACTTATTGGTAAGGTTGTATTTAGGTAACTATAAATTTGATTTGATAGGCTTTTAAACTCTCGGTACAAGATCTCTGGATTCAAAGACCCAAATCGTGTTCCAACATTAACAATCAGGTCTAGTCTAAATGAGCTAATCTCACATGAGAACATACCAGATATAGATTTGAATATAATTGTTGGATACCCCTCAATTCGAACGCCTTGAGGTAACGGTTGTACCGTGGGCATATCGTCGAACTCAGTGATTTTATTACCGAGTTCCCAAAATACCTTATCAGGTCTCTCCAACTCTCTTTCAAAGAAAAATGCCAATCTGTATGATACTGGTTGTATAGGTAGGTTCATGTCGTATTTTAGCCTTTGATGTTTAATGTTTTTTAATTAGCTGCTATTCGACAGCTCGAATAAAGTTTAGAGTGCAATTATATCCCGGTAACTCTACTGATGGAAACTCAACGAAAAAACCCGTATTTCTACGGGCTTTAGATACTTAAGTGTTTCTTAGCCCCCAAGCAAAGCCATCACCTACAGATACAAAGATCTTACTAGATAGCCCTCTTTGCCTGAAAGCAGACTCAATTCTGTTTGAAAAACTGTCTCGAACTTGACTCACAGATGTTCCATTGTGTTCACCCGCTACCGTTGTGTTTGGTAGTGAAATATAATTGCCGTTATTAGCTTTTAAGTTTCTTCTAAGCCCTAAGGATTCAAGCTCTGAATATGCTGCTTCATAGTCTTCAGAGCTCGCATTCCTCAAATCAAACGAACATAGAACGAAATAGCTCATGAATCTTCCCCTTTGTTGTTGTCTTTTGAAAGTAACCATAAAGAAGATGGGGGGAGTTTTTTTATACTCAACTGGTTGGTTATAATTTTGAGAGTTGAACCACACCTTTGAGTTCCTTTTCCAAAATCAGCTTTGAAACTTTTCATAAAGTCATTAACTTTTTTAGAGCTCGGGCGTACTTAAGTAACTCTCTCGCGGTATCTACATCGCTTTTCGCACCAATTTCTAATAACGCTATTCCCGTCAAAACTTGTTGAGCGGTAACTAACTGTCCAGTTGGAAGTTCCAACCTATCATAGTGAATCTTAAAGTGCTTCCATTGCTCTGATGGGCTTAATTCTCTTCCCTTTGCCATTCTCATCAGCCTTTTGCATTCCGGTGGAATGGTTTTCCCCTTATCCCATTCTTTGACTGTCCTCACAGTTTTTAAACAAAGTTCAGCAGCTTGTTCGACGGATAAACCACATTCAAATTCACGAAAAATATAGTTTTTAGTCATTTCGTGATACTTCATTGAATAGTCCCTCAAAAGAGAGACATTTTATAGGACTGGCATATGCAATCGAATTCAACATAAGCAGATATAATGCGCACTGTAATAGTGGTTCCTGTGGAACTGCAATCACTAAGGCCAACCCAGTGCAAGCCATTGAGATTCCAGACAATCCAAGCCCATTAAACTTTTTTGCAGTTCCTTCCCATACTGCTTTTATCTGTGGATTATCATTGCTTCAAGCCCACAATGGTACCTCAGGTTGAAGCAATGTTTGGAACGGCTATACCAAGCCTTATCAACGATCTCGTGTATACGTCAGTGTAAAAATTTATTTTTTCATGAAAATTTGAGGTGTAAAAACCGAACCTCATAACCAAAGGTTCGGCTTATTGAGCTGTTGTTTTATTTATGACTTCACAAACCAAGGTCTCTTTTCATATGGTCGCTTAGCTCTTCGGATGCCCGTACGTTTTGCTTTCTTGAGTACCGATGCCCTAACTCACCACCAAACAACACGCGAAATACTCTAGTATAAAAATTTATGGTTTGTACAACTAACTTAGAAAAACTTATTTCTGGCAAGGATAATTGTTTCGTATTTTGTTTTATTACTTTCATATTCATAAACCTCAACATAATTTGTACTTAAATTTGATAATGCAACATCGATTACTAAAATAATTTTATTTATATTTTTTGGTACAGTAATTTCATTATGGATAACGCAAGCCGCTTCAATTAACATGCTACCTTTACTTTTATTCAAAGATGTTATTTTTGATATAACGTCAACCTTACAGTTCCTATCGTTGACTAAAGATTTAATATCGTCACTGCCTGAAACGTTAATAATCCCATTTTTTATATTATTAACAATCTGCTCCAAGTGGTATTCAGAAACCACTTCTTCGTAACTTTTAAATATCAT